CTGGTAGATATCGCCCGTAAGTGCCTGGAGCTGCACAATGTGCGTACCGAGAGCATGGATCGCAGTACCATGATTGGACGTGCATTTACTCACTCCAGCAGTGATTTTCCAAAAATTCTGGAAAATAATGCACGCAAAGCCATGCTACGCGGTTACGAAGAAGCGCCAGAGATATTTCCACGCTTTACTCGTGTGGGTAATTTGTCTGACTTTAAGATTCACACTCGCACAGGAATCGGCACAGTGGCTTCGTTGCGGAAAGTTGAAGAAGGTGGTGAATACAAACACACCACCATCGGCGAACGCGGAGAGCAAATCCAGCTAGCTACTTACGGTGAGCTATTCAGCATCACCCGTCAGGCTATTATTAACGATGACTTGGAAGCCTTTACGCGGATTCCACGCACGTTAGGCCGCGCTGCTGCCCGCACGGTTGGTGATCTGGTTTTTTCGATTCTAATCGATAACCCGGTTATGTCAGATGGAAAGGCGGTATTTCATGCCGATCACAAGAATCTGGCCGGTTCTGGTACGGCTATTTCCGCAGCCAATGTCAGTAAGGCTCGTGCCGCTATGCGAAAACAGAAGGATGGTGATGCGACACTCAATATAGCTCCAAGATTCCTGATGACACCTGTCGATTTAGTTGACAATGCAGCGGTGTTAATGGCTTCAGAAACCAATCCCGATCAGGCAAACAGCAGAGTGCGAAATTTGGCTACCGTTAATGGGGCACTGGAAGTGCTAGCCGACGCGCGGCTGGATGCCGCTTCAGCTACTGCCTGGTATTTACTGGCTGATGCTAACTCCTTCGACACGATTGAGGTCGGTTATCTGGATGGTGTTGCACTTCCGTTCCTTGATGACATGGATGGCTGGTCGATTGATGGCCGTGAATACAAGGTACGCATCGATGCAGCGGCAGCACCGTTGGAATACCGTACAATGTATAAAAATCCAGGCGCTTAAACCTTAAACTAATCAATCTTAATATCCGTGGGCGGCCAGATTCTCTGAGTCGCTTTTTTAATGCCTAAAACTAAAGGAGAAATCTTATGGCTACTAACTATGTTCAAGAGGGCAAAGCCCTCAACTATAGCCCATCCGGTGCTGATCTGGCATCGGGTGACTTTGTGCTGATTGGCACAATTGGTGGGGTTGCTAAAACCGCGATTGCCGATGGCAAAACCGGTGCGGTACACATCTCCAGTGTGTTCAGCGTTCCAAAAGCCAGTGGTGCAGTGACACAAGGAGCAAAGCTCTACTGGAACAGTACCAATAGCAACCTCACTACCACAGCATCGGGGAATACTTTTGTAGGAGTTGCAGCAGAGGCAGCCGCAAGCGGTGATGCCAATGTTAAAATACTCCTCAATGTTGGCTGATGATGGTCATGCCATTCATTGATGACATGCATGGCCATCATCTGTCGATTCTTGAAGCACTTGATGGACGCGAGGTGACCTACACCCCCGATGGTGGGTCACCTCGTATTATTTCTGGGATGTTGCAGGAATTTACCGAGCTGACAGGCGGTGAAACGGTGGATGTGGTGGTCGCCAAGCCCGTTTTGTCAGTCCGCACTCTCGACATTCCGGAAATAGAGGCTGGAGATATTTTTACTATCGATAGCCAGGATTATGAGGTGGCAGTTGTCAGCCCTGACAACGAAGGAATCACAGAATTAATGATGGAGAAACTATGAAACACGCACGCACACAAATCCGCAATGCCTTCACTGCTTTGCTCAAGGGGAACACAACCGCTGGCGACAATGTATTCGAAGCGCGGGTCTATCCGATTAATGACCCGAAGCTGCCAGCCTTGCTGATTTACACTAAGCAGGAAACGGTTGGTGAGCAATCCATGTCCCGCCATCGTACCCAGCAGCGGGAGTTGATGGTAACCGTAGAAGCCTACGTCAAAGAACGTGGCAATGTGGATGAAGCCACCGATACGCTGGCCATGGAGATTGAGCAGTTAGTTGCTGCCGATCCTACGCTTGGTGGTCTGGCGAAAGATACTGCATTGGACACCACGGAAACTCAGTTCTCCGATGACGGAGAAAAGCCGGTGGCGGTGGCAATTCTGACTTTTTCGGTGCTGTACACCGTCAAGGAAAACGCCCCACAAACACTTATTTAATCAACCCAACTCAAAGGAGAAACATTATGGCTACTCACGCTGGTAGCGAAGGTAAGGTCTTTATTGGATCAGACCAGGTCGCTGAAATCAAATCATGGTCGATGGAGATTACCTCTGACACCGTGGACGCATCTATCATTGGAACATCATGGCGAAAAAATCAGGCAACCATCAAAGGTTGGTCTGGCAGTTTTGATGGCTTCTGGGATGAAACCGATACCGATGGTCAAGGTGCTTTATCCGCTGGTGGCACGGTAACGCTAAATCTCTACCCCGAAGGAGATGATACGGGAGCCACCTATTGGACAGGCGATGCAATCATCACTTCCATTTCTTACAACGCATCCTTTGACGGAATTGTCGAGGCATCCTTCAGCTTCACCGGCACCGGCGCGTTAACCGAATCAACCGTATCTTAAGGGAGGCATCATGAGTGTTATTAATCGTGCTACTACTCATTACGCATCGCAGGAAAGGCTGATAATTTCAGTCCCTGAATGGGGTGATGACAAAGAACCGCTGGAAATCCATGTATTCCCGATGACCATGGCGGAAGTCAATATGATGGGAAAAATTGCCAGCAAAAAGGCAACCAACATCGAGCAAGCCGCCAATGTCATCGTGGTCAAAGCCAAAGATAAAGATGGCAAGCGAATGTTCAGTGTTTCCGACCGTGACAAGCTGATGCAGGAAGCGGATTACCGTGTGGTTTCCCGCATTGCCGAGCGCATCGAGGAACATTTCTTCGGTGACATGGAGACCCACAAGGGAAACTCCGCAGCGATCTCTTCCGGCGAAACCAGTTAGCACTGGCGTGGCGGCTCGGCAGGCCACTGGCCGAGATTGAAGCCATGTCAACGCGACAATTCATGGAATGGATCGCATTCTTCGAACTTCAAACAGAAAACCTGAGTAAAAACCATGGCAAGATTCGCTAGTGCAGAATTTACCATACGCGCAGTTAATAAAACGCAGAAAGCCTTCGCCCAGATTAATCAGGGCGTTGGCAATATGGATCGGCGTTTTAGCAAACTTGGTAGTGGTCTGAGTAAAATTGGTGGGCTGATGGCCACGGCTTTTGTTGGCAAGCAGATCACCGATACCATTACCAAATTTGAGAAGCTGGAGGCCAGTTTGCGTACTATCACCGGCTCGGCTGATAAGGCAGCGGTGGCATTTGGCTTTATTCAGGATTTTGCCGCCACAACTCCGTTCCAATTAGAGGAAGTAACGGACGCATTTATCAAGCTGAAGGCGTTGGGATTAACGCCCTCTGCAGAAGCACTCACCTCTTACGGTAATACGGCCACGGCGATGGGTAAAAGCCTCAATCAGATGATCGAAGCGGTTGCGGATGCTGCTACCGGTGAATTTGAACGCTTGAAAGAGTTTGGTATCAAATCCAAAAGCCAGGGCGATCAGGTTACGTTCACCTTCCAGGGTGTCAGCACTACTATTGGCAAAAACTCCAAAGAGATTGAAGCCTATCTTAAATCCATCGGCGATGTGCAATTTGCCGGAGCGATGGAAGAGCAAGCCGATACGTTAAATGTGGCACTGTCCAATATGGGGGATGGATTTTCCAAGCTGGTCAAAGCTATTGGCGACGCTGGCTTAACCGCAATACTGACAGGCATTGCTAATGGCATTAAATGGCTGGCAGAGCAGATCACCAACTCTATTGAACCGTTCAAGCTGGGATTTAAAGCCATTATGGGTGAAGTAGTGAAATTCGGCAGGCTGTTTATTGCTGTATTTGAAGGCGTGGGTAATGCATTTAACGCCTTTGGTGACGCAATTTCTGCCAGATTTGAAGCACTGGGCAAAGACCTGGCAGCTTTCGTGGAAAATCCGCTGGGTGGCGTATCATTTGAGAACACCCGCGCTGCGCTTGAAACCGGTCTGCTCGATGCAATGGGCAATGCCTTTGATAAAGCACTGACTGAGGCTAAAGACTTCAATGCCGCTATCGATGCTGAAATTCAGGATGCCGCGCTGAAAATTATTGAAGCGCGGGAAGCTAAAAATGCATCGCTGGATAGCTTGTTTGAAGAAACTGCTACACCAGAAAACACCGAGGAAACCAATAAACAAACTGAGAAATTTACCAAGCTGCAGCAGGAAGCACAGCGCGTCATCGATGCCACGCGTACACCACTTGAGAATTACAACAAAGAAATGGAGAAGCTCCATCAGCTGCTTAAAGAAGGTCACATCAATCAGGAAACCTTCGGACGAGCAACCGAGCAGGCACAGGAAAAGCTCAAAAAATCCAGCGAGAAAGTTGGAGATGTTATCGGCAGTGAGTTTGAAGGACTCGGCAAAACCATGGAGGGCACGGTGGCCGATGCGCTCGATGGCATTAATGGCCGCTTCGAGAGCTTCGGTGATTTTGCAAAAGGCTTTTTGTCTGATCTGAACCGCTCATTGCTGCAATTTGCGCTGAAGGATTTAGGCATCACAGGTGAAGGCGGCATCATTGGGCAGATATTTGGTGGCTTAGGCGGCTTATTCGGTGGCGGCTCTGGTGGCGGCGGTGGGTTTGGCAGCCTGCTTTCCGGTGCAGCAAGCCTGTTCGGTGGTTTCTTTGCTGATGGTGGAAAGCTAAAGCCTGGTCAATTCGGTGTGGTTGGTGAGCGTGGGCCGGAGCTGGCATTTGCTGGCAGTTCCCCACTCAACATCATGCCAAACGGCATGGGCGCAGCACCGATCACCGTCAATATGAATGTGCAAACGCCGGATGTGCAGAGCTTCAGGCAAAGCCAGGGGCAGCTTGCTGCAGATATGGCGCGGTCGATTGATCGGGCAAGGAGGAATCTATAACAGAGAGGTGATATAACGGTGGATAAAGAATCCTACTACAAGCAAAGTCAACCCCGCGCCATAACTAACCCAAAACCCTAGATAAAATTTCTCAGCAAAGAAGAAAGGGAGAAAAAACAGCCATGAAACGGGAACGCCGATAAGGATGCTTTTGGCAAAGGTGATGCTGGCTTCGGCATCTTTATGCTCAACATAAGAAAATGCCAGTGCAAGAAGTGAAGTTAGTGGCAGGGCAATAATAAACCCTGCCATTTCAGGCTTTTTACCCGCCAGCCAAGAGCTAAATGCAATTGCAATGGCGGCAATGCCAACTTTCAAAGCAAATAGCCACATAACGCCTACCGCTCTAAGCCTTCAAACGCACCTGAGTAGTTGGCGTCATAAACTTCGCCAGCATCGGAAAGCAGGACGTAGAGCGTTTTGGAATCTTTGCCTGCGAAGCTTACGATGTAATAGCCGTTACCTTTTTTGCTGATTTTCTTGTCAGCATCAGCGGTGGTTGCCCACGCAGCATCGAGTGCAG